ACGGCTATCCATCAGATAGGAAAGACCACCCCAGAAGTCATTTGACTCATTCACTTGACGACCTGGTGTAGGCATATCCATTTCAGGGCGTTGGAAGTTTGAGGGAACTTGAGTGTTCCTCTCTTGCTGCTGGATTTCAGCTGCAAACTGAGCACGGGCTTCATACTGTTGACGTGCTTGTGTTTCAGCAGCAGTCTCAGTCGGGTATGGGCCTCTAGGACCGTAGAAATCGTTGACGTAATCAGCAAGAACGTCAGGGTGAGTCAGCATCAAGTTCATTGCTGAACGCTCTTCACCTGCTGCTTCAAGCATCAGGGACTGATACTGACCACGCTGTACTTGCTCAACAAGAGCGTCTTCTACAGCACAGGCGTACTGGTTTAGAAGAACTGGTGCTTCAGCGCCGAAGTGCTGGAGAACTTCAAGACTTTGATCGCTTACCTGACTTAGATACGCGTCCCTTACCTCTGCTTGGGGCTGACCCTGCATTGGGGCCTGCTGCGTATAAGCCGGGGTTGAAACTCGGGGACTGTAGGTCTGGGCTTGCGAATACTGGACTGGTGCCGCCTGCGGTGCCGAAGCCCACGCTGCCGGTGTAGCTATCTGGGGCGTCGGTGTTTGGTAAGCCGAGGGTGACACCTGGGCTTGGGATGGGCTGCTTGTATTCAAACTGGCGCTGAGTGCCTGGAACGCCTGCTGCCATGGATTGCCCTGTTGAGCCGAAGCCTGCTGGACCTGGGCCGGTGCCTGGTAAGCCTGAGGTGTTGCTGTTTGGTAACTCTGATCCAACACCGGGGAGGCTGATTGTTGGCTCATCCCGGGTTGGACGGCCAAGCTTTGCTCTGACGCGATCGGCATCGGAGAGCTTGCTTGGACCGAGGTCATCACTGCTTGGTTTGTACCTTCCACTGTAACTTAACTCCTTACGTAAAAATTCAAGTGATCTATATAGGAATCCTGTGATATCAAGATTCGGGTCAGATGCCAGAGGTAAGTCTGGTGTCTGTGGGTGCGGTAACTGATAAAGTTGACCGAGTAATCCGATAAACGAATTTAATGATTGCTGTGTCTGTTGAACCATTCTGAAGGGATAACCGCTTAACATTGCGGCTCTCTCTTCATCAGTTTTGCCAGGGAATAGATACTTAAGTGCTTCAACAGAATCCACACCTAATTCTTGAAGGTTGCGTACGACGATACTGTTATTTAGAATATCGTCTGTACTTTCTTCAAAAACTTCACCCTCCCAGCGCCATGCAACTTTAGTGCTGCCATCTGGGATAAGTCCAACTACTCCTTGAGGAATATCTCCTGAATCAAGTGTAGCACGAATTTGTTCTTCCCTTAGATTGATGAATTTCTGATACTTCGTTAGGAACTTTTCATTATCTACTTCAAACCTTTCTTCATCACCTTCGTAGTCTTCCATTAATGGAGGAGTGGGTTCTTGTAAACCAATAATTGATGCAAATGATTTATTGAATAACTCTTCTTCATGACGTATCATCATTGCGAATAGCTTACACAAACCATAGTCAAATAACGCTCTTGCTTTCTTTTCTGCTGTTGCTGCAACACGACCATATAAAGTTTTGATCTCATAAGCAGTGGAAGCTGTACCAATATCGATATCATCAACACCACCTAGTGCTAGACGAATTTCACTTCGATACTGCTTGACGTACATATTCTGATCACCTGAAACACTATCAGGAGTTAAGTAACTAACACGATCAGTAGGTTCAAGGTTTGCAATCACCCTTGGTACTTTAATTTGTCCATCTAAACTAGAAGCACCGCCGAACGGTTGAGTGGATTTAGTGCTGCCTCTGCCTATGGCCGCAAATCCTGCCTGAGAGCTGATTGTAGGCTTAAACGATTGCTCATCCCCAGCTTCAATAATGTCCTGCTTAGGGCGGCTAGAAACAAGCGTGGGGTTGCCGAAGAACTTCATGTTCTTGCGGATATTATGCACTAGCTCATCGTGGTACAGAATCTGATTCGATAACCACTCAAATTCCCCATTTCCACTTGCTTCACCTGTACAATCCATATGATTGTAAACTTCAACTGCTGGAATGAATCCCAAACTATTTGTAAGTACTTCTGTTGAACCAGGCATCGTCATTGGTGACTGACCCATTTCATTCTCAAAATCTATCTTTTCATTTGATATAGTCTGCTCGATCCTGTCTTTATATACTTTTAGTCGAATATATTTTGTCCTACCTCCACGACCATTTACTTGAGCGAACTGATCTATTGCATTAGGCTCACGTACATTGAAACTGTATATCAGCACCACGCTTTCTAACTCACTGTTTTGATTCCGATAAGCACGGTAACTATCTTTAGGGAAATAAAGGAGTTGGTACGTGTCACCGTTTGGCCTGAAGTAAAATAAACCTTGTCCATCACATAAGAAATAATCGATGATGCTATCTAGCTTCATCTCCAACATATTATGTTCACATATGTTTCTTAGAAAATCCTTCCTTTTGCCAAAGGAATCCTGATCTGCATAGAACTCAATACCTCTACGTAACATGAACATCCGCATCTGCGCTAGATGTGATGAAATAATCATCGTATCTACTGAAAGATCGCCCCTTCTTTCTTTAGCGGCAGTAAGTAATGGTGATAGCTTACTTTGTGACATAGAGTTCATTCTTGCTTTTCCTTTTATTTAAATACTAGCCGATACTGTCAATCTTATCCATAAATTTATCATAATCTAAATCAGGTGCCTCGACAGGCTTAAGCGGATCTGGCCATACAAACTCTGGAGGCTGTCTACCAGTCCATTGATCTCCAAAAGTTTCAGTCCTACTAATGTCTGAGTGAGCACCATGATACAGGGGACGTTCATGTACCCGCTGATCTAATGCCGCCCTATCTATTACAGGGTTTGCTCTACTCGCAGCTATATACTGTTGAGCTGTGTCAGATCCACTTGTCTTGTCCATAAAGTCACCAGCAAATCTTTTTACTAATCCTAATCCAGCAGGTTTATTGCCGCTGAGTCCCGCATTAATCGTCGCGTTAGTGACATTGGCGTTGAAGTCTTTGTTGCTGTTCAAAAGATTTCTTGGGCCGCTTGTTGCTGATATACTATTAGGCCCTTTTACACCTTTAGGTGCCCATGGCGCGATGCCCGCGAAACTAGCAGCCTTTTCTCCTACTACACCACCTTTGCTTCTGTAGGAACGGATATATTTTTTCATGTTTTCATTTGAAGCACCTGAATTACGCATATGCTCCAAATCTCTAATACCTATGCCTCTACCACCATGCTTTGAAGCATCATGGCTTCCATAATCATATTTTATTTCTTTAGCTTTACCTCCCTCACGTTTGTTCCACCAATCACCCAAAAACTTTTGTGCATCACTACCAGCTAATGCACCAGCTTCACTGTCTTTCATATCGTAAATACCTGCTGCTCTCTTACCAACCTTTCCACCACTGGCTTGATAATCTCTTGCGAATTTACCGATATTTTCTTCTGACGCACCTTGCGCTCTCATATGCCTAACATCAGCTAAGCCAAACCCTTTCCCATCACCATACATTGATGCATCATGATCACCGAAGTCATACATCTTCCTTCTCCCTTCAGGACGTGGTGCTCTTCCCGGTGTTGGTGCCGGGTTTGGTGAGTTCTTAGGAATCCCACCGATTGGAACATCATCTGTGTAGGGTCTTGTGTCAATCTTGGTCATATCTAGTATTCCTACTACATAATTAAGCTATCACTATTGTAGTCTAATTGTAGACACCCTCTTCTCAGTAATCCACCCATAGTAAGTACCATTGAATCAACAGCATCATCGTGAGCTGAATGGCCAAAATTGAGTAACTCTTCTTCTAGTACATCCCACTTTCTCCATTTATTCCAAGCTACTTTACGATTCTCATATAAACCAAGCACACCCCTAAGTCTTGCTAATTTATCTCCTTTAAATCCCTTCACTGGTGAGCATGACAGGTTATACAAAGCACGATCATCGAACATGATACGTTTAAAGTCACCTTCAAATGAAGTTTGATAAGCTACTGCCTCAGGCCAAATAATGCACGGTGACATTGTTGGGAAATATTGCCCTTCATCATTTTCAGCTAATATATTCCAATCAGCTAGCATCTCACACAACGTATCCATCTTCTCGATGTTACCCATGGTTCGATTACGCCTTTGATCTATTAAATAAATCTTTCCACCCTTAATTCCACCTAATGTCATTACTGTCCAGTCGTTCTTCTCACTGAGTCCAGCACTAAGGTCAATTCCTACTCCTATGCAGTCATATTCTTCAGGTACTTCTGTTTTGCAAATCAATTCCGGCGATATTCCTACATCAGCTGTCCTTACTGCAGTATTTAGATACTGATACGCGAAAGCTACACGATCTTCTGCCTTACGTTCATTTAAATACTTCATTGACCAAAACTCAGGCCAATATGAACGTTGCCTACCTTCTTTATCAGTTAATACTGCTTTCTGGATAACTTGTCTCCAATTATTCTTTGGTACAAATAACGTAGCGTGTATATCATCAAAATGGAAACGTGTTCCAAGACAGATGGCACGTGCACCCTGGAACATAGTTGGAGCAATGACGTTCGTCCATGTATTTTCCATTTCACGTCGAATGTCTGGATTATTAATTGACCCAGCTGACTTAATCGGGTCATCAATAAGCACCAGCTGTGATCGTTTAGATGTGATTGCTCCTTTTAGACCTCCACAAGCAACTGTGAATGCTTCCTCTCCACTGGTATCGATTCCAGCGAATTCATAATCAATACTCCAGTATTCATCTGAACGCCTGATCCTTGATAGCCGAACCATCGGGAATATTTCCCTGTATTTACTGCTCGTTAATATCCCTTTGATTGTTGCTGACTTCGCTCTCGCAATATCTACCATATAGCTGATGTATAGCACTCTCAGCATTCGCTTTGCAGCTGCATGTCGGCCAATCATCCAAGCTGCAAATAAACCAAGCACGGTACTTTTGGCAGATCCACGTGGTGCCAGAATTGCTGTATTGGGACCAGCTATTCCTAATAGGCATTCACTATCTTCTCCGCTACATAACTCCGCATGCCACTCCAGCATATGCTTTGCTGGAGGTTTTCCTAGATATGTGCAGAATACTTTGAAGTCATCCCTAGCTTGTAATACTTGTTCTGAGGGTGGCTTGACGGTTACTTTCGTTGCCGTCATTAAAGCTGATCTTTTGTACGCTAATGCTACACTTGAGCCTGCCATTTAGTTATACTGATTTATACTCAGTCTAACGTTAGGATCTCCTTAAATTGGTCTTCCTCTCGGCAATTCGCTGTGCAGCCCTGTTTTTTGCTTTAGAAATTTTTTGACTTCTTTTTACCTGATTCCTTGTGATCTCATGAACAACTCCCATATCTCTAGCGTACTGCTCTGCTTCTAACTGCCTTGCATTTCCGTAACTACCTAATGACTGCATTTGAGGCATCCGTTTAGTTAATGCACTCTCAAGCCTTACAGAATTAATTGATGTTGGTACCAATTCTGGTAACTTTGGAAACTCTATTGAACTAGACATTATGTACTTGTCAACTCACTATATACTTTGGCCCAGATTGCATTAATTGAATTTTCAATCGGTTCTGCAAACTGAGGGTCGTCCTTAAAGATTGCTGTAAGTTCTCGCATTACACGATCAGCACCTGCCAAAATTAAGCCACGCTTATCTGTCGTACGATTCATACGATCGCTTGTCTCGATGTGACTACGGAGTTCTTTCTCTAATGCTGCCAAACGTGCTGCACCATTATCACCTTTGATCTCTCCACTATTAACTGCCATACGTAGATCTTGAATATCACTATGCAAAGCAGCGATCTCGCTGTTGAGAATCTCACGACGGTTCAATTTCTTGTACTTCAGTTTTACCCAACGAGCTAAGTCATTGAATGTTCCTTCGTACTTCAGGATTCCTGCATAAACCCAAATCTCAATGATTGATGGTGTGACTTCTGCAAACTCCTTAAAGTCCTCTGAATCAGCAGCAGGTAACGTATCTAACCACTTATCAACAATAGTTAGATATACCTTACTGTTTGAAGCCATTTTAGTTGTCATCAGAATGACCTCGCTAGCCTTCTACTGCTTCGTCCTTGATCCACGTACCGCTTAGCATCAAGTCTACTTTGATGACTCAGGGTGTTTCTTGTGTCATCACCTTGTGCAGTTACAAGTCTGACATTTTGATCACCTTGAGTTCCAATAGTCCTACGCTGCTCACTCCCTTCTGTTGCAAGTCTGTTGCTATCAGTAGCTCGTGTTTCTTCTCCTGTTGTGCGTAATCTGTTGGAATCAGTAGCACGTGTCTCTTCACCAGTAGTTCTGACTCCAGCTCGTTGCTCTTGTCCTGATGTGCGTAACTGATTGGTATCAGTTGCTCGCTGTTCAAATGCTCTTGTCCTTTCTAAAGCTTGAGCTGCATCACTTTGAGTACCTATAGTTGCTCTTTGTTCTTCACCTGATGTACGTAACTGATTGGTGTCTGTAGCACGTGTCTCTGCACCAGTGGTTCTAATCCCTGCACGACTCTCTTCTCCAGTAGTTCTGATTCCAGCTCGTTGCTCTTGACCTGAAGTACGCAACTGATTGGTATCAGTTGCCCGAGTTTCTAATCCTCTTACCCTTTCTAGTGCTTGAGCTGCAGCACTTTGAGTACCAATAGTTGCACGTGTTTCTTCTCCAGTAGTTCTAATCCCTGCACGACTCTCTTCTCCAGTAGTTCTAATCCCTGCACGACTCTCTTCTCCAGTAGTTCTAATCCCTGCACGACTCTCTTCACCTGAAGTACGTAACTGATTAGTGTCTGTAGCACGTGTTTCTTCGCCTGAAACTCTCATCCCTGCACGTTGCTCTTGTCCTGAAGTACGTAACTGATTCGTATCAGTTGCTCGCTGTTCTTGGCCAGTAGTTTTTATTTTATTACTATCAATTGCACGTGTTTCTGTACCAGTTGCGAGAATTCTATTGGAGTCAGTTAATCGATCTTGCTCACCTTCAGTGATTCTCTGCAATCTATTTTGCTGACCAGTTTCTCCAATAGTTGCACGATGATCTACTCCAGTTGCTTCTAACATCGCAACATCACGACCATGCTGATTACCAGCAAACTTATTTTGTAGGTCATACTGCATGCCCATTGAGCCCAGACCTTGTTCATACTGTTTCTGCATGAGTGAGTCTGTATTCCGTAGCTCCAAATCAGCACCCTGCGTCATTGTACTTTGAGCTAATTGAGTCTGCTTCTCTGCCATCTGAGTAGCTAATGTGCTATCAAATCCAGATTGAATCATATTAGCGGCAAATGTATTCTTCATTGCATTACCAGCTGCATCATTCTCTCCTGGCTGGTAATTATAGAATTGATCCATAATCCCTTGGAAGTTGAATAAGCCTTTGTCTACTGATGTCTTTCCAGTAGCTTGTCCACTATTCTTATTACCAGATGTCTGTCCAGTAGCTTGTCCACTATTCTTATTACCAGATGTCTGTCCAGTAGCTTGTCCACTATTCTTATTACCAGCGGTTGACCATGTTGATGACTGCTTACCGTAACTCGGATTAACTCCTGCGTATTTTGCCGCCGCAGGGCCTACCACTCCTCCCTTATTACTATAATTTGTAACGTACTGTTTAATGGCATTTGGAGTAAATCCTTGTGACACCAATGTATCTATATCCTGCTGACCAATCCCTTCTCCGCCTACATTATCAGGATTGAAGTCATTAAGCACATTGGATGTAGCAGAGTTTCCATAATTGGCTGCTACACCAGCATACTTAGCGGCTTTTTCACCAACAATCCCACCATCCGCACTATACGATTTAATATAATTGCTCACTTCATTCTGAGTTAACCCTTTTCCTAATAACGCATCAATATCCTTTTGTCCGATCCCCTCTCCACCTACTTGATTTGGTTTAAAGTTTTTGATTATTTCTTGATTAGCATCACTCTTAGTATTGCTATTAGATGTGGAGTTATTTATATTAGCCCAATAATTATAAATAGAATTGCTATCTGCCTGAGCTGTAGATGAATTACTTGTAGGTTGAGGAGCTTTAGCAGCTGGGGCTCGTGTAGGTTGAGGAGCTTTAGCAGCTGGGGCTCGTGTAGGTTGAGGAGCTGTAGCAGTTGGGGCTTGTGTATGTTGACTTGCATAGTCTTGTGCGGCGGATCCTACTGTTCCACTGAAGTTACGAATGTACTCTGATATCTCATTATCACTGGCACCTTGCCCTTTTAAGTAATCAATATCAACCTTCCCCATCGCATTCTCATTTTTAGGAGCTTGAGTATTACTTCGTTCAAAATCTCTAGCTGCGTTACCTACTGTTCCCTTGAACTCACGGATATATTCAGCAATATCATAATCACTGGCACCTTGTTTTTTTAGGTGATCGATATCTTTACGGCCCATGGCATTCCCTGAATCACCATATTGCCTTGGATCAAATCCACGAAAGTCATAACGCTCACGCGGAGCCTGATGCTGTCTTGGATCAAAGTTATTGAAGTTAAATCCCATCTTCTTACTTTATTAATGCCTATCTATTCAGTTTATACGATTTTGAGGGATTAAAGTTTTACTTAGTTGATACAATCAGTTGAGTGGATATGAACTTATGTAATGCTATTGACTTTAATGCTACTTACTTTTGATGTGTCAAAACTTCCTACAATAGATACAAGTAATTACTCATATAATATGTCTCGTTTTGCTGCTGCTGGTCAAGTTGTTTCTAATGAAGCACTGAATGCATTTAACAGTGTACTTAACACTAGCCCTGACTATGCTGCTCTACAGATGGAGGCTATGAAAAATAAAGCGGCTAAGGAGATTGTATCTAAT